GATACTGAACAATCATTAGATAAGATTACTGATATTGAATCATGAATTATGGTAGTAGAAGTTTAGCAGATTTGTATAGTGAAGTAGCTGGGAAAAAAATATCAACTCAGCGACATCTCAATGTAGTTAGTGAAGAAAACTCTTCTCAAGAGGAAAAAGAGGTAAAATACACTATAGATAAAATAAAAGATCTACTCAATGAAATAGATATTGATCAAGCTGATATCAATCAAATGAAAAAGTTGTATGATAGAATTTCAACTTTTGAAGGTTATAGACCAATTAAAGGTACTTTAGAGAAAAAAGGTTTTGGTGAAAAAGTTTTAGGTAAATATTCAGGCGAGATTCAATCTTTAGTAGAAGATCTACCTAGAGAAGATAAGTTAAATTTCTTCAGGTTTTTAGAAGGGGGTAGTAAGGCTGATTTCCCTGAGAATGAAACTGGTAATGTTTATAAAATTATACAACAACTGGGTATATCTTTCGATCTCGGTAATCAAATTTTTACTCATACAGGGCAAGATGCTGCGAAGAGAGGTGTTGGTATGGGTGAATTAGCTTTAGCGTTACTTTTTAACAATATAGATGCTGCAGGTGGATTAAAAAGTAGGGAAGTTGCAGCAGCTAAGGAAGAAAAAGGTGCTTATAATAGTAGTACTATGAGACCTGGAACAAAAAATTACGATAAGGAGGCTCATGAAAGTTATTTAAAAGGTAAATCTAGACTAGAGGCTGCTACTAAGTTAGGTATTAAGGGTGATCTAGAATTGAATGGTAGAGAATTTGAAATTAAAGGTGAAAACGCTGCATTAGGCGAAACTTCTGATGCAATCTTCAATAAGGTTCAAGAAATTACTAAAGAATATCTTCAAAAAATGGGTATAGCGGTGGAAGGTAAGTCATATACAGTAAATGGTGACAGTATAGGTGGAGATTTAGGTAGTTTTCCTACTGCAGTAGCTACTGCTTATAAGAGAGCTGAAAATAAAGAAGAATTTAAAAATACATTTAAACAATTTTTAACAGATGCTGGTGGTTTAGGCGACGCTGTTAATTCACCGCTATTTACTGAAATTAATTTAGAAAATCCTGGTAGTATTCAAAGAGGGGTTTCAATTCTTAACTTACTTAGATATACTAATAAGGAAGGTTTCTTTTATTTTATGGCTCATGATATTGGCGCTGATGGTAAAGGTACAGGTAACTATGTTTTTGCGGCTGGTTCTCCGGAAGAAATATCTAGAAAAATAAGAGATAACCGAAATGTTAAATTTGAAAAGCTAAAATATAATGGATTACGACCTAGAATTGGTTTTAGTGGAACTAAAGTTGAGGATAATGAACTAATTGAAAAAATATGAAAAACTTTAAACTATATTTTGAGCAATATAAGCTCATAGAAGAAGCTACTAAAGCTAACACACACCTCACTCACTTAGAAGAACTAGTTCTAACTAAGGGGGAGAAAGGATACAATACAGCTAGAGGCTTTATTACTGACCTACTTTCACATTTACAAGGTAAAAGTAAACGTAAGGTTAATACTTCAGTCAAATGGGACGGTGCTCCTGCTATTTTTGCTGGTAAACACCCTGATACCGGTAAATTCTTTGTCGGCACAAAATCTATATTTAATAAAGAGCCAAAGATTAACTATACTGATAATGATGTAGAAATGAATCATGGGCATGCTCCTGGGTTAGCAGATAAACTTAAGAAGGCTCTTAAGTATCTACCCAAATTAGGTATCAAAGGTATACTTCAAGGTGACTTTATGTTTGATTCATCATCTGTAGGTAAGGTAAACATTGATGGTGTAACACATTATATATTTAAACCCAATACTATTAAATATGCAGTTGAAGCAGATTCGAAGTTGGGTCAAGAAATTGCTAATTCAGTATTTGGTATAGTCTTCCATACAGGGTATGATGATCTTAATAGCTCACCGCAATACGGTATTAACGTTAGAGGTCTTAAAAAGATCCCAGGTGTTTGGGTAGATGATGCGGTATTTACTGATGCTACTGGAACTGTAACACTTACTAAGGATGAAGCTAAACAAATTAGAGATCTAGTTAAAACAGCTGATTCAGTAAAAATTAACTATAAAGATTTACCGTTAGATCTTCTAAACATTTATGCTAACTCAGAAATACAGAGAGGTACATTTCTTGAAGATCCAGAAAATTCATATAACAATTTCGTAGAGTGGTTTAAGGGCCGGATGGCTAAAGAGATAGATAAAAGAAAATCTAAAGCCGGGAAGGTAAAGGTTGAAGAGAGTTTCAAGAAGAAAATAGCTGAGTTTAAAGGGCAGAAAGATAGCATTGTTAATATACTTAAAGTTAGTAAATTACTCTCACAAGCAAAGCAAATTTTTATTAATAAATATAACAATGCTGTATATAGTACAAAGCATTTCCTCGATGCAGAGGATGGTACGTTAAAAGTAACATCCCCTGAAGGGTATGTAAGTGTATCTAAAGCAGGAGACGCAGTTAAATTAGTAGATAGATTAGAATTCAGTAGGGCTAACTTTAGTGGAGGACAAACAAGTACAAAAAAATGAAATTATTTAAAGAATATTTTAAAGAAAATAGAGCAGTAGACTCACTCAGAGGTTGGGAGCATGATGATGCAAAAAGTTATGCTGTGAATCTTATTAATAAGTTTGGCGAGCCTGATGAAGTAACTGAGAATATGCTACTTTGGAATAATATTGAACCACCTTTCGAATCAGTCTATATTAAAGATGAGAGTATACCACATGAGTTTCCTGCACCGCATAGAGATTATGTATATTCAACTATGATTATTGATGTACCTGCTGATATGCTTGATACGTTAGGATACGTTACAGGTAGTATTATATATGACGGTCTTAAGAAAGAGGTTACTGCAAGATGTGGTGACCTGTATGCTAATGCAGCTACATTAGGTTTTGTAAGAGATATGGTTGATGGTAAAGTTTCAACTGATTTTGAGATAGCTAAAAAAGAGTATGCTAATAGAATACAAGAAGCGCCTTTACCAGATTGGTACCCTAACAGTATGGAGGAGTAATTATGAGAACATTTAAAGAATATTTCGAACAACAAGAAACAGCAGCAGATACAATCGCGTTATTACCTGGAGGATTTAAACCTCCTACTAAAGGTCATTTCCAAGCTCTTAAGTATTTGTTAGATGATGCTGATAAAGGTGTAGTGGTAATCGGCCGTAAAGAACGAGATGGTATTACTGCTGATCAGGCAAAAGCTGTATGGGAGATATATTCTAAGTATTTAAATAAACCTATCGATATTACAGTCGCAGATGTTACACCAGTTCGATCTGTTTATGAGTTTGCAGAAAATAATAAAGAATCTAATATAATTGTAGGTGCTGGTGATAAAGATGAAGATATGAAGCGGTATGATTATTTTAGTAAAAATATCGATAAATATCCATTAGTAAATATAATTAAAATCCCTCTACAGTCAGAAGGTATATCAGGTACTGCTACTAGAGAGCTTATCAATACAGATATAGATAAAGCTGTTAAATATTTTACGCCAGAAGGTATTTCTGATGTACATGCTAAAGATATAAAGGAAATATTAGATCACCCGGGTCGTGGGCTACCAGAAGAAGATGCAGAATATCGTGGTCGTAAAGTAACTCTTAATAAACCTACAAGAGGGGATGTTAAGAAGTTTAAGGTTTATGTTAAAGATCCAAAAACTGGTAATATAAGGAAAGTTAATTTTGGGCATGGTGGTACCTCTGCAAAAAGAAGGGGTGAAAAGACGATGAAAATACGTAAGAGTAATCCTAAAGCTCGTAAATCATTTAGAGCTAGACATAACTGCGATAATCCAGGACCGAAAACAAAAGCAAGATACTGGTCTTGTAAAAAATGGTAGGAATGGTGTAGTTTAGCATAAATATTGTTATGCAGCATAACAATTGGAGTAAAGATAGAGATTTGCTTTCTGAAGCTTATATGACTATACCAGTGCCAGGTCAAGATGAAGTTGTCTTAGGTATCGATACCGGTGATAATACTGACCATCATTCAGATCAAGGGTGTTGCGGTGATGATGAATGTTCGCATAAAGAGCATGATTCTTCTGAAATACATATGGCATTAGCTCAGCTAAGAAAAACAAAGGATTATGCTAGTAAGATAGAGGATATTATTAAATCATCAACTGGTTTAAAAGGATGGACTGCATCAAAGATTACTAAAGCATCTGATTACTTATCATCTGTATATCATTGGCTAGATTATGATGAAAATAAGGATGATCATGGTTCTCCCGATAGTCACTTTAATGCAGGTCATGAAGATTACGAAGAAAGTTATTAATAGTAATTTATTATGCAAAAGTTTAGACAATTTTTCGAAGAAAGAGCCGTGCTCGGACTAATAGAGTTTTTTGATTTAGACGGTGTCGGTAAGATACCGGCGAAGCTTGATTCTGGTAACGGTGCATATAATGTACTCCATGGAGAAGACATACAAGAACAAGGTAATAAGGTATTCTTTAGAACAGTTAACGGTAAAACTTTACTAAAGGATAAGAAAGGTGAAGTTTCTATTAACGTTGGAGCTGGTAATATAGAGCATAGACCTGTAGTAGAGTTTGATATTAAAATTGGAGACAAAGAACATCTCAAAATACCTTTTTCCATAGGTAATAGATCTACAAACCTCTACAAGATTTTAGTGGGTAAAGATTTTATCGAGAAGAAACTTAATGCACTTATTGATGTAACAGCTGAAGATATTGCTGGTAAAAATTTAGAAGTAGAGTATGATTAATTTTAAATTATTCTATGAGAGTAACTGGTATAATGATACTTTACCAGAACGTTTTTGGGACGATGATAAGTTTGATCCTGAAGTACGTGACAAACTTTTAAAGATTGCAGCAGATGTCGCTGATAAGGCTGGTGTTGCAGGTGAAGTGCAAGATGTACAATTAACTGGCTCAATGGCTAACTACAACTATACTAAATATTCCGATTTAGATGTACATATATTATTAGACTTTGCAGATATAAACTCAGATGAAGATTTAGTACGAGCTGCATTAGACGGTAAAAGATTCATTTGGAATTTGCGTCATAATATTAGCATAGGTGGTCATGATGTTGAATTATACTTCCAAGATATGGAGGATCCGCATGTAGCATCTGGTCTATTTTCTCTTCTTAAAGATGAGTGGATTACAGTGCCAACGTATGACCCACCGACAATCGATGAGAACGACGTTCAGCGTAAAGCTGGTAGTGTTAAAGGGCATATTGATGAACTCGAAACAGCAGCACGATCAATTAATTCACCTGCAGAGTTAGCAGAACTTACTGGCATAGCTGCAGCATTAAGATCTAAAGTATCTTCTATGCGAAAAGACTCCCTTGCAGCTTCTGGTGAGTTTGGTATTGGTAATTTAGCATTTAAAGAGCTAAGAAACTCTGGTTATATAGAGAAACTTATTGATGTTGCTAATTTACTATATGATAACCAATATACAGACTAATACCAATATGGCTTATCACGCTTCGTCCATGTTGCGAAGGTTTTATCAATTTTGATATAATGCTTATACTGCTCAATAACTGGTAGTTTATTAAAATCTTTTACGACCTTTCTACATTCGCTTACCTCGCTAATAGCTACTACGTAAGGTGTTTGAGGTATTTTATTTATTGATGTTTTATCAATATTATCCTTACACCATTGAATGAACGTTTTTGTATAATGCTCTTTTGACTCCGGCCATCGATGCATCCTTTCTGTAAACATTTCTAAAGTATGATCTACTAACCATTCAAAGTTATCCTTCGATTCTCTTGCCCATTTTGAGCATTGATGTTTAGCATATCCCTTACCACTCTTTCTAGGTTTACCGGTAGATGTTCTCGGTGTATCCGGATGATTAAGAACTTTCTGATCAAATGCATGCGCTAGCATAATAGCACCTTCAATCTGCATTTTACTTCTAACATGCTGATCACATAGATTTCTAGCAGCGACAATTGGATCATCATCGGTTACGAAAATATTCATACCTAATTATATGATAGTTCCTTATGCTGTATACTATCTCAAACCAGTAGATTCAAAAACATCTCTTGTAACACCAGCAGTAAAGCCACCTTCTATACCTTTTACAATAACTGATACAGCGTTATGACTATGCAAACTTTCATTATGAGATGCTACAATTTTAAAGTCTTTAATACGCGGTTCACTAGTAAGCTTCTGATAAAGTAATCTAACTGCATCTTCAACAAACTTCAAGTAAGCACCATTCTTCTCTGCAAACGCTTGCTCATCTTCTCTCTTAACCATAACTTGCGTTTCAGTCTGTAGAGCAGCTAAGCATAACTCTTGAATATCTTCAATCCAAAGCATATCATCAAATTTAACACTTACACGAGCAACGCTTCTTTGACTATGAGGTACAGTAGCACGATTACGATATTTTTCTGCATGCTCACTCAATTCAAAACTACAAGGACATGCTGATGAATAAACAAAATCAAAATGAATATACTTCTTAAACTCACCATCTTTAGTCAAATCACCTTCGAAGACAACATCATAGTATTGATATCCTTCTAGACCACTACGTAAACTATTTTGCTTGATAGGATATGATATCTTAAGCATTATACGTGAATCAAAGCATTTAAGATTATTTCTATATGTCTCTAAAACATCTTTAATCTTATCCATACTAAACGTCTCGTCTTTATGATCATAAAAACTTCTCATAATACGTGACATATTAATACCTTTTTTATGTGCCTCTAAACTTACACTACCAGTTACACTAGTTTCAAGTTCTATAGTTTTACCATTTCTCTTTTTATATGTTAAGGGTAATTTAAAGTTATGAATACCTACCTGTTGAATAGGTACAGCAGCTCCTTGAATTAAGCTAGAAGGACCATTTTGTAGATCAGGTAACGAAGATATATATTTCTTATCAGCTTTGATATTATCATCATAGATTCTTGTAGGAGGAAAGTAGCTCTTACTATATTCTTCTCCCATTATTTCTCTTGCAACAATATCCTTCTCACCGGTAAGTTCATCATCCTCACCTAGCCATTCGTAACCATTATCATTCTTAACCATATCGTTATATATATTATATACTATAGAATTCGTATATCAAGAATAAATATTTATATAATATGAAAAAAATGTCACAGAAGGAACTACTACGCGAAGGCTTTGGATCAGCACTAATAGGAGCGGCAAAAACTGCTGCATCTACCGCCGGTAAAGCTGCTTTAGGAGCGGCAAAAGCTGTTGCAAGGGATGCAGCCCCGGTTACTTCTGGTGTAGTTTCAGACGTTGTTCGAGCTTTAACACCTGAAGAAGAATTATTTGCAAAATTAGATAGTAAGTTAAAAGCTGACCCGAATATAGATACATTTAATATTACACACCATGATAAAAAGTCCAATACATGGGCAGCTGAAGTTGCTGATGGTGAAACTAAATTTTATAGACTAGACGGTGATAACTTCGAGGAAATAACTCTTACACCGGGAGAACAGGCAGGTATAATAAACCCTGGTAATGCTACTCCGGATCCAGAACCTGGCAAGGGCTCAGGCTCAAAAGGTGGCCAAGCTCCAAAACCAGGAGGAGTCTCAAAGCCACTACCAAACCCAAAACCAGGAGGAGTCTCAAGGCCACTACCAAACCCAAAACCAGGAGCAAAGCCAGGAGGCTCAATATCACTGCCAAACCCAAAACCAGGAGCAAAGCCAACGCCAGGAGCAAAGCCAAAACCAAAGCCAAAGCCAAAACCAAAGCCAAAACCAGGGGGAGTCTCAAGGCCACTACCAAACCCAAAATCAGGAAAGGGTGGAGGTCGTCGACCGAAACGGCCGAAATCTCCAAACTCAGGCTCTGATCCCGGCACGTCGATTACTATGCAAGGGCCTGATATGACACAAAATACCGGCGCCACCACTATAATTCAAGCTGATCAACAATCTCAAAAAGATATAATTAAAAACTCACGCGCAAAAAAATTAAAACCTAAAAAGAAAAAACCATCAGCTGATGATAACTTTAGAGATAATTTCGACAAGATCGATTTCAGCAAGAAGAGTTAGCAATCTTAACGTCTATTTAATAATTTATTTATTTCTTTATATATCGATAGTTGCAATTAATTATATTATCGATAAATGGACTGTAGGGGTGAAAGAAAAGAGGCATAAATTTCTCTAAAAGCTAGTTGATTTTAATAATGTCACTATTATAATATATATATGGAAAATTTTACTAGTAAGTGGCAGAGTACTAAGATGTTAGAATTAGGTAGTACGGCTTTTAGACAATGGAAAGCTGATCATTCGCATTGTAAATATCTACATGGCTATCAGCTTAAAGCTAAATTATGGTTCGGTAGTAATAGTCTAGATGATAAAAACTGGGTAGTAGATTTTGGTGCTCTAAAAGATCTCAAGACACATCTAAATGATAAGTTTGATCATACAACTACTGTCGCTGCAGATGATCCGGAATTAGAAACATTTAAAAACTTAGATAAATTGGGTCTAATTCAATTAAGGGTATTTGAAGATGGTGTTGGTATTGAAAAAGTAGCAGAGGTTGTTTATAATGACGCAAATGATTTTGTTAATAGTAGAAGTGAAGGAAGGTGTTGGGTAGATAAGGTTGAAGTATACGAACATGAAGATAATTCAGCTACGTATGCTCGGGTTGTTGATGAAACTACAGGTGATGCTATAAGAGATGCTTTAAAAGAAAAGACACCAGCACCTATTAAGGCTAAGGTAGATGCAGATATTGCTCCTAAGGATAATAAAATACCGGCGCAGGTAGGTAATAAGGTTACACAAGGTAAATCTAACTGGTTTGCTGGTACGTCATGGGCTAATAATTAATTATACAGTGGAGGGCGATAGTAAAAAGTCTAACTACTTACCCTATCCAAGATCAACACTTAGTCCATGTATTGTACCTAACGATCTCACATCATTTAAGTCTCGAGGTGCTTCTAAAGTACAAAAAGCTTTAAGGCAACAGCTTAAAGAATTACGTGAGCAGTATGAGAGTATTGTTGATGAATTTAATTGGAATAAGTTAGTTTACGAAGCACACTATAATTTTGAACCTATCTTAGGTGAAACTTACTATCTATATGAAATATCTGATAGTATGAGATTATCATTAATATCACCAGCGGAATGGAGCCATAAGTATATAGGTTCATTCCGACTAGATTCTGATGGTCGATGGAATGTAATTGAAGTTGCTGAAGGGTTTGATCTTGAGCAGTTTATTCAACTAGATTAAGTACCTAGGGTAGAACATATAAATTTAAGAATTTTACTTCTCATAATTTCAGAATTATGAAACTTAAATGAATATATACCTTTTTCCACACTTTCATCTTTATTAAATTTATCAAAGATAGTTTTAAATCCTGATTTATTACCGATATCAGCTTGTTGGCAGTCACCAGCTATAATGTATTTACTATGTCTTCCAAATCTGGTAAGAATAGTTGTAAGCTCGCTTTTTGTAAGATTTTGAGCTTCATCTACAATAACAACTGATTTATTAAACGTTAAACCTCTTACAAAATTTACCGGTATAGCTTCAATAATACCACGTTGTCTGAGCATATTACTAGTGCTATTGTTAGTTATTTCTTGAACCTTTTCTAGTAATGGCATAGCATATGGTAGAAATTTATCATCTACCTCTCCAGGTAAAGATCCTAAGCTTTTTTGAGCTGACTCTGCAACTGATCTAATGTATATGAGCTTGTCAAAAGAACCATCATATATCATTTCTAACGCTGCGTAGACAGCTATATATGTTTTCATAGTACCTGCTCTACCATCAACAAAAGCCATCTTTGTAGTTGCTTCTTTTAAACAATCATAAAACAACTGATGTTTCGCATTAAAATAGAATGGATTTTTAAGCTTAGTTTCTGCTCCATAGAGCCAATGGTTGTTATCAAAGTCATTATCTTCATTTGCAAAGGTAATTTCTTCCCGACGCGTTGAAACTGTTTTTTTACTCAATATAATAATATTTATACTTGAATATTGAAATGTATACGTTATATTATAATATATATGATAGATTGTGATAAAGAATATTTGTTACTCGCTGGCGAGAATCAAGAACCGGAGGTGTTCTATACAGTTGAAGGTGAAGGTGAATATGTAGGTTATCCTTCTGTCTTTCTTAGATTATTCGGCTGCAATCTAACATGTAAAGGTTTTATATCAGAAGATGCTCCATATGGATGTGATTCGTTTATCTCTTGGTCTCAAAAGAATAAACTTACATTTAATGAGTTATTTGAATTATTAGAACGTAATAAATTTGTTGATCATTTAAAAGCTGGTGCAATCTTTAAATATACCGGTGGTGAACCTATGGTGCGTCAAAAACAATTACTTAAATTTACTGAAGCATTTATCGATAAGTATAAATTTACTCCGCGTATTGATTTTGAGACTAATGCTACAATGACTCCTAAGCAGGAGTGGGTAGATAAATACAATGCAACTTTTACTACATCGCCTAAACTTACGACAAACGGTGATCCAGAGAGTAGAACATATAAGCCAGAAACACTTAAATGGCATAAAGAGAATGGGTCAGGCTTTAAGTTTGTTATTCAAACATCAGAAGATATTGAAGAGGTATGGCGAAAATATGTAGACGATAGTGAAGGAGTTAATATACCTCTTAATAGAATTTGGTTGATGCCGTGTTGTGGATCACGGGAAGAGCATATTGAGAAGGCAGAAGTTGTAGCTGAATATGCTAAGCAACTACATGTTAATTTTTCGTCACGATTACATTTACTACTCTGGGATAAAGCCTTAAGAGTTTAAACAATTTACTAAAATATATTATGAGAATATCAATCTCCGGAGCACAAAATACGGGAAAATCTACATTAGTTCGTAGTTTTCTACATACATGGACAAACTATAATACACCTAAAGAAACATATAGGCAAAAGTTGAAAGAGTCTAATCTAGATCATTCATCAAACACAACACCAGAAACTCAAAAAGTAATTCTGGATAGTATGATCGATCATATGATGAATAGTACAGTAGATGATAATGTTATTTACGATAGATGCCCGTTAGATGTTTTATGTTATACAATGTGGGCTGGTGAAAAGGGTATAACTGGGTTTAATGATGAATTTCTCACAGAACAAATTAATATTGTTAAAGAGTCTATGAGATTTTTAGATATTATATTTTTATGTAAATATAATAATAATTTAGATCCTGTTGCAGATGATCAAAGGGATATAGATAGAGGTTATATTACAGAGATGAATAATATATTTGAATCTCTTTATCAGCAATATAAACAAAATTTAGAAGCAGATATATTCTTTCCAAAGGATGATTCACCATGTGTTATAAAGCTACCTAATAAGCAGCAACAAAGAATAGATATGATATCTGAATATGTAACACCTGAAGGTGCTATGTATGGTGACGAAGATTCTATTCTAAATCCTGATAATATTGCAGATCTAGAAAGACTAGTAATGCAGCAAAAAGCAGCTCAAGAGAGTGAAAAAGCTCAAGAGGAATTATTTAACAAGTTTGGTATATCAGATGACAAATAACTGCACCTTATATGCCCCGTGTTCCGGATGCTGCTACAACCAAATTTCCAACTCGACTGCGCTGATACTCAAAAGACCCGTTTGATCCAGCTCCTAATGCTGCTCCATCCGGCCAATAAGGCCCATTCCTGCGACGGTCGAAGATTCTGAACCCTAGGGTGGTTAGAAAATTACCGTCGGCATCTTTGGAATCATATTGTAAGCGGGAAGGTTTCAAAGTGACTCCGGTGTCTGCCCTATTCAAAATATCCAAGCAAATATTGTAAGGTTCGTAAAATATAATTCTTCTAATATCACAGTTGTGACCAGCCACAATACAAGTATCACAATGTTGAAGATTCCATCCTGCTACTGACGTCATTGGAAGTGACCCGCTTACCAATTCAATACCAACAGGTATATATGCTAGCATTCCACGTAGAGGCAGGCCAACCGGATTGGTAATTGAAACTGCAGAACCACCTTCAGTCGCAGAAATTGTTATTGTGTCGGCATCTACAACGCTTTGAACATAATAAACAACGCTGTTCGATCTACTACCATCTTGGACTAAATTTGATGAGGCAAACGCTGCTACAGTATTAGCAGTTTCTTTATTACCTTCATGAAACCCTAAAACTACAGGTTGATTAACTGAAAACCCATGGTTGCGCCAAGTGATGTTAGCTCCTGTTACAGTCAAGTCTCTTCCAAAGGATTCTACTGTTTGAGTCTGAGACGCATTAATAGTTCCATTAGCTAAATCTGTGTAAAAGCCTACACATCTAATACCACGACTTTCTGACGTAATTCCATAACTTATTAAATGAATATGAGATGCTTCTAATCCATAAGTACCACTAGGAATGTCAATTCCTCGGCGACTTGATCCACTAACCCAAAGTTTTTCAATCTTTGTACCTTCTCCCATGTTCTCTAATCTGATTGAATCAATGTCTACACTACCAGCAGACCACAATCGAACGAAGAATCCAAATAAAGAGCTAGCAAACTGAATACCATTTACAGATGTGTCTTTACCTCCAAAATGGATAGCAGCATCACCATCAGACCAATCACCACAGTAGAAATTTATCCGAGTTGCCTGTTCTCCCCACCCTGTTATTCGAACGTTTCCGTAGTTAATACCATCACCAGTACCAAGCTCCGGAAATGTCCAAGCATTTTCAAAAGAATAATTACCTGGTGGAAAATCTATATGAATCTCTTTATTGCCAGTGTTTGTGTTATTGCTTTCAGCTTTTTTCATGAACGCAAACTCTTTGTCATAAAATCTCTGCCAACTATTATCACCATCTAGTATACCTTCTATTGTAAACGTTGTGTCAGTAACACTAGTAACTGTATTAGGAGTACCAACCACTAAACCATCAACTCCTCCAGTAAACATTACCTTGTCACCTGCTATCATGGTGTGATCTGCTGTAACGGTTCCATTAACAAATTTTTGACTAGCGCCAGACTCACCGGTTATTCCAAACCATGGAGCATGAACTAAACCTTTACCGAAGGTACCTATAACTTGACCTGTACTATTACGTCCATCGAAAACATGTTGACCGTATGGGGCAGGTTGGTTATTAAGTATTAGCGTACCATCCACCCGAATTAAAGCTCCAGAAGTGACACGTAACATGATTCTTCTAGGGATTTCAATATTACCGGTAATCGTAATATTTTCTGTAATAACAATTTCACTAACTTGGTCGGTGCCAGTACGGGCGATTGCTGCACTAATATCAGCCTCTGTTTTAATTACCACCCCACTACTACCAGATAACGCACTTGATAACTCACTTGATAATGCCACGATATCAGTAGCGTTTTGGGTAATCGTGGTACCGAACGTAGTATTATCTAAACCAACAATAAAATTGTCGAAAGCTAGTGTTTTTGTACCTTCTGTATCTTCTATAATAAATAGATCTCCAGGAGTTAGAGAAAATGCCTCTGGCAGCTCTTTTATATTATAAATTAATTTATCATTATCTGAACACGGCATAATAATATTTATACGTTATTTATAACTTATATCAAAATATATTTGCGCATATTAAGATCATATATATGATATATAGTTGAAATATTACCTATAGACATTAAATTATGTTAATGATTGTACCTCGACTAAAGGGTGGGTTAGGTAACCAGTTATTTCAAATTGCTGCTGCCTATTCACATGCGTTAGATGTAGAGGATAATTTTGCTATAAATTATAATATAACTCATTATTTAGGGCAAGGGGAACAATGTATAAAATATAGAGATAATATTTTTTCTAAAATTAACTCGACAAATATAATACCACAAGATCATTATACAGAAGTTGACTTTTCCTATAAGCCAATTCCTAACAGGAAAAATTTATTACTAGACGGTTATTTTCAATCTGAAAAATATTTTTCTAAAAATATAACCAAAATTAAAAAATTATTTGATTTTTCTTGTGTTAAAGAAAATAAGCAATATTCCAATCTTAAAAATAAAGTAGTTTTACATATCAGACGCGGTGATTATTTAGAAAATAGTGCACATCACCCAACAATACCGGTAGAATATTATAAAAAATGTTTAGATTTTATAGATGTTAAAACCCCAACAATTCTAGTCGTTACTGATGATATAAAAACTGTAAGTAGGGAATTTGTAGATATTGATTTTATCCATGTAAACGGTAAAAATGAAATAGAAGATTTCTACTACATAATGAATGCAGATTATATTATAGGTGGTAATAGTTCTTTTGCATGGTGGGCTGCTTATTTGAGTAATAGTAAAAGATGTATTTTTCCGGAGGTGTGGTTTGGACCGGCTGGGCCTCAAGACTGGAGTGATATATACACAGATAAATTTATTATTAAATGAAATACGATTTTAAAGAGTTATCCTTTATTATACATTTAAGAGTTGATGTTCCGGAAAGGTTGCGTAATTTAGAAGTGGTTTTAGAATATTATAATAAAATATGTAAAAATTTAGAGTTTATTATAGTTAATGATGATGTTAAGCCAGAAAGCAAACTAAAATATTTTTATGATAAGTATAAAAATATAAAGGTATTATTTTTAAAAAACAACTCTTACCATAATAAGAGTTTATCCCTTAATTCAGCTTTTAAAGAAACTTCGAGAAAAATTATAATTGCTCATGATACGGATGTTATTATTGATCCTAAACATATCCTTCAAGGTGCAGATGATATATTAAACGGTAGGTCGGAGCACGTATACCCTTATAACGGTCTTTTTTGCACTGTTAAAGACAATCTTGTACAGAAATTTAAAAATTCCTTAGATGTTAATACATTTTTATCTAATAAACCAACATCAAAAAATTTAATTAATTGTTATGAAAATAATTATATTTTTATAAACAGTACTGAGAGTTGTGGAGGATGTGTGATGTATAGTTCTGATATATATAAAAAGGTAAACGGTTATAATCCTAAATTTATAGGGTGGGGCTATGAGGATGATGAAATGGCATCTAGGGTTAAAAAATTTAATGCAATGACTTCTCGTGTTAGTGATAAAGACGCTATAGCTTGGCATATGCCTCATCCTAATTCAATAAGAGGTAATAACCCCTATATAGATCAAAATCATAAATTAGTTACTTATACACAATCAGCAACTTTAGAGGAATTACAAAAATATATTAAGGAATGGAAACTTTAAATAAAAAAATTGGAATTGCTGTTATAACATGCAATAGGCCGGAATTTTATAAAAAATGCATTAACTCAATTCAAGATGAGTGGTATGATGAAATTATTACTATTAATGATGGTAATAGTGAAGTAGATTCTATTAAAGGTGAAATAATTAGTTCTAGATCTAGAGGGGTCGGTTATGCTAAAAATGTAGCATTTCGCAAATTATTGGATAGTGGTTGTGATTACATAATTTTGGTAGAAGATGATATGCTATTTAAAAATAATTTATTTGAAGCATATATAGACGCTCATAAAAAGACCGGGCTACATCATTTTATGTTTGGGTATCATGGACCGGCAAATAAAAACGGTATTAGTGGTGGTAAGCCGGCTCCAAGAAAGATTATTGATTATGGGGAGTTAAAGATCGCGTTAAATTATCATTGCGTAGGTGCTGTTACTTTTTACACTAAACAATGTTTAGAGGATATCGGATTACATGATGAAGAACTAATAAATGCTTTTGAGCATGTTGAGCATTCCTACAGATTAGCAAACGCTGGTTATTCCACACCCTACTGGTGGTGGCCTG